TTTAGCATCAACGTTACCATTTTTAGTAGCAGGATCTTTCAATGGAGGAAAATGGTACCCTAATTGGGCACTAATTCTTGAACACTCACACTCTGCAGCAGGAATGGATTCACCTGATGCAATTGCAGCAGGATCTGCTTCCGTTTATGCTAATTACGGTAGGTTACAATTACAAATTTCTAAATCTAACGGAACTATAGTAAGTCACTCAACTGATTATGCTCCCCTTTACGATAATGACTGGTGGAATATATCGTTAGGAGCAAAAGACTCAACAGTCGTAGGACAAGCAAATACATTTGAAGTACGATATGCGAAAGTTCCTGAACATACTGATAAACTAACCCATACAGGCTCAGTAACAGTAGAGCTAGATTCAACGTATGCTAACTCATGGAATGCTAATCAAACTTTATATTTCCTAGGTTCAGGATCACGTGGATCTACAACAGGATCATTTTCTGCTTCTGTTTGGCCTGCAACAGCCTCTGTGCAAGAGTTCCGTTCATGGGCAGAATATATAAATGATGACGCTTTCCATCAACACGCATTTGCACCAACATCTATAGTAGGTAATACAGTACAAATGGCTTATAACGATTTAATTTTAAGATACCCGTTTGGAACTGATCTTTTGACCGATGTAAATTTAGGAGGAGCAAGTACTGTCGATTTACATGCATCTGGTTCAATACCTAGACCTGATACCGTAA